AGATTTAAATTGATAAATTTTGACTTAACCGATAGCAATATAATTTCAAGAATTATAGAGTCTTTGAAGCCTAAATATTTTATCAATTTAGCTGCTCAGAGTTTTGTTGGGAGCAGTTGGGATTTTGCCCTGCAAACTTGGGAAACCAACTGTACTTCAATCTTGAATATCCTTGAAGCTATAAGAATTCATAATCCTAAGTGTAGGTTTTATCAAGCTGGCTCCTCAGAAGAATTTGGGGACGTTTTACACTCTCCACAGTCAGAGACCCATCCTTTGCGCCCAAGGAGTCCATACGGAGCTTCTAAAGCGGCTGCGAGGCAATTAATTAAAGTCTGGAGAGACTCTTACAATTTGTTTGCTGTGCAAGGTTGGTTATTTAACCATGAAGGTACTCGTCGTGGAGAAGAATTTGTCACCCGTAAGATCACTAAGAATGTAGCTCGCATTAAAAAAGAATATATTCATGGTAATTTCAAACCTCTTGAATTGGGCAATCTTGACTCTAAGAGAGATTGGAGTGACGCTGAAGATTTTGTGGAAGGCATTTGGTTAATGCTTAATCAGGAATCTCCAAAAGAATATGTCCTCTCCTCAAATGAAACTCACACAATTAGAGAGTTCGTCGAAGAAGCTTTTAATTTTGCTGGATTTGCTGTCGAAAAATGCGAGTGGGTAGGGCAAGGAGCCGATGAGCAATATATTCACGAAGGCAAAATCCTCGTAAAAATTAATCCAGAATTTTATCGACCTGCTGAAGTAGAAGTACTTCTTGGGGATTCATCCTCCGCTCGCAGAGAGCTTGGTTGGGAGCCAAAAATAAATTTTCTTGAATTAGTTAGGAAAATGGTTGCGCACGACTTGAAAGAGTGCTAACCTGACCCCCATGCCAAAAGGTCAAAAGAAATGCCCTAGCTGCGAATCACTGGTCGCTACTGGGGCATCTTCGTGTAACTGCGGTCACGCGTTCAAAAAAAAGAAAGCAACCAGCCCCAAAATAAGTAAGAGGGACATCTTAAAGAGGCTCGTCGAGGAGCCTCAAAAAGAAAAAAGGTTCTTTTACCAAAAAGAAATGAAATTCCTGAACGACTTGGTTGACAAGTATTCTTTGGAATTCATGAATGTGGTCAACTTCCACCGCCAGTTTGAGTCGTTGACTTACCTGAGAAGCCCAAAGCTCAAAAATACCCTTGACAAGAAATTCAGGGCATTTAATTATGTAGTAGACAAGTCGAGGTATCCAGAATACAATTTGGGGGAGAAAAGCGGCGAAGACAGGTTTGTTAAGAAAAAGAGGAGGACGATAAAAGATTTTTTAGAAGATAATTAAAATGGCCAATAAGAAAACAGTTGAAACAGCAGGTTCGAAAAGTTTATTAAATAATTTTTTGAAAAACAACAAAGAAGATCATTTCAACTTTGAAGAGCAAATAAACTATAGGGTTTCAAGCGGATCTCTTGAATTTGACCACCACCTCGATGGAGGATTCGGCCCCGGGCTACATAGGTTTGTCGGGATGAATGAAGGGGGTAAAACATCAGCTTCTTTAGAGGTTATGAAAAACTTCTTAAAAATGCCTCAGTCAAAAGCTGTCTACTTCAAAGCTGAAGGCAGGCTTTCCGACGAGATGATTAAGCGCTGCGGAGTTAAGTTTGTTTTTAATTATGACGATTGGGAAGACGGGACGTGCTTTGTTTTTGAGTCTAATATTTATGAGACTGTAGTGGATTTAATGAGGCAGCTGGTGAACTCAAATGAAGAGAAGAATAAATACTGTTTTTGTTTAGACTCTGTTGACGGCTTGATTAAAAAAGCCGACAATGAAAAGACATTTGAAGAATCTGCTCAAATCGCAGGTGGAGCAAGCATTGCTGCGGCGTTCATGAAAAAGATGTCAATTGCTATTGGTAAAAGAGGTCACATGGCGATCTTTATTTCTCAGGTTAGGGCTGATATCAAACTAGATCCATATAGCAAAGCTCCTGTTCGCCAAACTACTGCGACAGGAGGAAACGCGCTGCTGCACTTCTCAAATTGGATTATCGAATTTGAACCAAGGTTTAATGGCGATCAAATACTCCTTAACCCATCAAATAAAAAGATGGACCCTAGAACTAATCCTGCCATTGGCCATTATGCGAAAGTAGTGGTGAAAAAATCACCAAACGAGAAAACCAACACAAGAATCTCTTACCCAATTCGTTATGGAAGAATTGGGGGAAACTCAATTTGGGTAGAGAAAGAAATTGTTGGCGCTCTTGAAGCTTGGGAGTTCATTAAGAAAACTGGAGCTTGGATTTCTATTACACAAGACTTCAAAGAGGTTTTAGCTGAAGGGGGATTCTCTCTTCCCGAAAAAATCCAAGGCGAGAATAAATTATTTTCTTTGATCGAGGAAGATTCGGCCCTCTGCCAATATCTTGCATCATACTTCAAGAAAGTCTTCAGTGGACAATAATGAAATTCTACTCCATAGACGGCAAGCTTAGAAACCTTAAAAACCCCAGAAAATATCATATAGATTGGGAAGCATCTAGCAGAAGCAAGTTCCAAAAAGGAGTAAAAGATTTTCTTTACCCATACTGGAGTAGTGATGTTGTATTTGAGGAATTCAGAATAGTTGGTAGCCGATTGTCGCTAGACTTTTATAACGCTAACAAAAAAATCGCTATCGAAGTCCAAGGAGCGCAACACACTAAATACATCAAGTATTTTCACAAGAACAGATACAAGTTTTTAGATCAACTGAAAAGAGATCAAAAAAAGCTCGACTTCTGTGAGACGAACGATATAAAGCTGGTAGAGATATACCCTGATGACAAAGTAGACTTGTCATTCTTTGAAAACCAAGATATTTATTTATGAGCGACAAAAAGGAACCATTTTCGATCCCAAGTGGTCTTGTGGAAAAAATCTACGAGATTTCTGGAGACTCGGATAAACACAAAGGCATCATCATGATTGCCGCTAATGAGTCGGGAGACCCGATTGTGTATAGTAAATTTGATTCTTCTATTACTGAGCTAGGCTTAACAAAAGCTTTAAGCCAGTATCTTGCTAGAATGGAAAAAGAAATTGAATAAGACCTATGATTTATAGTTACGAATTAGAAAAACAACTTTTAGCGGGGCTCTTAAAAGATCCTCAATCCCTTATAGAGATCTCTAGTTTTATTAGTCATAAAGATTTTTACTCTGAAACGTCTCTTTTACACGCTACAATTTTTAGAATCATCAAGCAATCTATTGATGCTGGAGAGGAAGTAGATAATATCATCTTAGCTCAAAGGGTTAATGAGGTTGGCCTTAGTTTTGAAGGCAACGTCAACCCAGCTGACTATATCAAGTCCCTCTCTATGAGGGCTGTCCCTTCAGGAAACTTGATTAAAACAAGCAGGGAGCTTAAGAAGTATTCTATCAGGCGTGAAATTGTAGAGTCTTCAGAACTTATCGTTAAGAAGATGAAAGGCATGGCTCCAGAGTCTTCTTATATAGACATTATAGAAACTGCAGATCAGATCTATAATTCCAGAATCAACCTCTTTGATATCGGCAACAATGTTCCTGAAAATATCTATGATGATATGGAACATCTAATTGAGGAGAGAGGAAATAACCCAATCGAAGAGTTTGGGATGATGGGTCCGCATAAAAAAGTTAATGATATTTACGGATCTCTTTTGCGCCCGGGTAACATTACCGTCATTGTAGCTCGCTCTGGCGTGGGCAAGACTCAATTCTGTATGGATTACGCTACCAAGGTAGCCTTGAAGTATGATGTACCAGTCCTCCATTTTGATAATGGAGAAATGAGCAAAGAAGAACTCATCATGCGTCAGTGCGCTGCTCACTCTGGAGTCTCAATGCACCTTCTTGAAAGTGGTAAATGGCGAAATGCTGGAGAAGATATCGTCAGAAAAGTGAGGGATGTCTGGTCTAAAGTTAAAGATCTTAAGTTCTACTACTACAATGTCGGAGGTATGGATGTTGATGCTATGATCAATACTCTTAAAAGGTTTTACTATTCTACTGTCGGCAGAGGCAATAAGATGGTTTTTTCTTTCGACTACATTAAAACAACTAATGATTCCACAGGCAATAAAAACGAGTGGCAGGTTGTTGGTGAAATGGTTGACAAGTTCAAGAGGTGCATTCAAAAAGAAATCCTTGAAGATGGGAACCCAGTTATTCCAATGATTACTTCTGTCCAGTCAAACAGGGGCGGCATCACTACAAACAGGAACTCTCAAAACGTAATTGATGATGAAAGTATTGTTTCTCTATCAGATCGAATTACACAATTTTGCTCTCACATGTTTATCATTCGACGCAAGACAGAAGATGAAGTCCAGTTAGAGGGCGATAGATTCGGCACTCATAAAATGATTAGCGTTAAGTATCGTAGTCTAGGTAGAGATATAGCTGGCGCTATTGAACCAGTTCAAGTTGAAGATTCTCTTCGGAAGAATTTTATCAATTTGTGCTTTAATAATTTTAACATTTCAGAACGTGGCGACTTGAGAGACATTGTTGCTGTTCAGAACGGAGACGCAGAATTAGATGACACTATACCAGATGCACCGACAAGACAACAGAGAGACGACATCCCAGAGCTTGGTTCCTTCTGAAGAGTTTGAGAAGGTCTTGGTTTCGATAGGTTATAAACTTATCGACTGTGGAGATCACTGGAGATCGCAAGCTCTATACAGAAATGGAAACAATGCTACAGCCTTAAAAATTTATAAGAACACTGGCGTCTGGATGGACTTCGTGGAGCCTAAAGGGTCTTTACCTTTTGAGACTTTAGCTCGAATGACTGTAGGTGATAGCGAAAAGTTTTCCGAGATCCTAAAAAAAATCAAAAGCGACAAAACTTACGTCGCTACAAAAGTAGATAAAATAGAAATGGAGCAATGCTACCCAGAAGATTGTTTAGATAAGTTTTTCCCCAACTATAAATTTTACAAAGACAAGGGGATTTCAGAAGAGACCCAAATCTCTTTTAAAGTGGGGTTGGCTGGGGTCGGTAAAATGTATCGGAGAATGGTATTCCCGATATACAATGATAACGGACAGATTATCGGATTCTCTGGACGCAAGATAGATGAGGATAACGATTATCCCAAGTGGAAGCACGTAGGCAAAAAGAATACTTGGGTTTATCCAGCTCATGTTCCAGAGAATGAATGTAATGCTGAGATAGATAGGTCGAGACAAGTTATTTTGGTTGAGAGTGTAGGGGATGCTATGGCGCTGTATGATCAAGGAATTAAAAATGTTTTAGTTTTATTTGGCCTTTCTGCCAGTTCAAACATTATCAATTATCTTTCCAGTAAAGCTCTAGACAACGTCTATATCTCCACAAACAATGACTTAAATTCCTCGCGGAATAGGGGCTTAATAGCGGCAATTAAAAACTATTTAAAATTAGCAAAGTATTTCGATTTAAATGCTCTTACTATCAAGCTTCCACAAAACGGAAATGATTTTGGAGAAATGTATAAGACTGGCTATAATATAAATAATTGGCTTAATAGGCAGATCAGCCAAGAAGAACAGAGGGATTATATTTATAATTTTGTCTCTAAAAATTCCAATCTTTTTAATAAGGTTGAGAGTGAAATGTCCCAAAAATTAAAATGAGCGAACCTCAAACAACTTTATCTGCAAGTAGAATCAAGACGGCCCAAGGATGTTCTTGGTTATACTGGTGCAAGTATAAACTTAAACTGCCTGATGCCAGCAATGATGGAGCCAAGAGGGGCTCCATCTGTCATTTAATTTTCGAACTTTTGGGGGAGAAAAGAAGGAGGGTCTATTTTGATAAAATCATGGAGACTCAAGATATTTTTTCCGTTCCTTCTATCGAGCGCTTGGTTATGAAACACGCTCGTCGAGAAGAGGTTGACGACGAAGACAATATACAACTGATTAAGGAGATGACCTTCAATGGTCTTAATTATGATTTCTTTGGTGGAGATTTAGACAAGCCCACAAAACAGTTTTCTGAGCAGGATTTTGACATCGTTAAGAATGACGGCGAGATCTCTTATAGGATCAGAGGTTTTATCGACAAATTATTCTTATACAAGAAGCAAAAGTTTGCTTTAATTAGAGACTTCAAAACAAGTAAAGAAGTTTTCAAGGGTAAGGATCTTGAAGATAACATGCAAGACCTTATGTATAGCCTAGCTATTAAACATTTGTATCCAGAGTATGAGAATAAACAGAGTGAATTTTTATTCTTAAAATTTGAGCTAGATCCAAAAGCTAAAAAAAGTGGCGTAATGAGAATGGCTCCACTAAGCGACGAGGATCTTTTGGGGTTTGAGATACAGCTGACTCAGGTACAACAGTATCTAGATGGTTTTTCTGAAGATACCGCTGTAGCAAATATGGCAGCAAATCAAGGCTTCCCCTCAGACAATTCATTTAGTGGCCGACTTCTTTGTGGTTTTGCCACTAAAAAAGGAGAACTAAAGAAGGACGGAACAAAAAAATGGCACTGTTCAATGAAGTTTGATTTCTTTTATTACGTGTTTAAAAATTCAGATAACCAAACGGTAGGCTCTTGTTTTGAAGAAGGATTTTCTGAAGACGCCGTTCCAGAGGGTTGCACTTACGAAATGCGATATTATAAGGGCTGCCCGTCTCATTGTTCTTGATCTTTGAGAATATTCGTGTATCCTCAAGGAGTAATGACTCCTGTATTCAAATCTACATATTCTTACGGCAAAAGCATTCTAACCTTAGACGATGAATCTAAGGAATTTGGTTCCGATTCTATTATCGAGATGTGCATCGATAACGAAATCAATGATGTTATTTTGGTAGAGGATAATTTAACAAGTTTTATGAAGGCTTTTAAGGTCTGTTTAAAACACGATCTTAATTTGTATTATGGGTTAAGGCTTACCTTTTGTAACGATATGAAGGAAGAGTCTAAAAGCTCGAATCATAAAAATGTTATTTTCGCCAAGAATGATGAAGGATGCAAACTTCTTAATAAGATATACTCTTGCGCCTTTACAGAGGGAGATGGGCGAATAGACTACGCATCCTTTAAGGAATATTGGGATGAAACAGCTCTATCGTTCGTGGTTCCCTTTTACGACAGCTACATCTACGAGAATAACTTCCACCAGAAGAACTGTATTCCTAACTTGGAGGGTTTGAAGCCTACCTTTTGGTCAGAGGATAACGATTTGCCATTTGATCATTTACTTAATGCTAAGCTGCAGGAAGCCACAAAAAGAAAGCAATATAAGGTTGCCAAAGTCAAAACAATCCTATACAAAGACCGAAAGGATGTCGAAGCCCTTCAAACTTACAAGATTCTTTCCACTAGATCTTTTGGCAAGCAGTCAAAATTAAGTAACCCAAACTTAAGTTACTTTGGCAGCGAAGAGTTTTGCTTAGAAAGTTACCTCAAACAGTCATGAATGAACAATTATTAAGATTTGACAAGAAGCAGAAGTATCTAGTTTTGGATACCGAGACTGAAGGACTGAACTTGGTGAAATCAAAGCCATACCAAGTTTCTTGGATTATCGCTCAGGGGGATCAGATTATACAGAAAAACGATAGATATCTCTGGTGGGAAGACCTTCAAGTGTCCGAAGAAGCAGCGAGAGTAACTAGATTCAATTATAATTATTACAAGTCAAAAGCGGAAGACCCAAAGGTCGTTTGGGCAGATTTCTCTAAAGAGCTTTATAACCCAGAATACAAGGTCGTGGGACAGAACCTGTTAGGGTTTGATGTGTACATGATTAATGTTTGGAGAAAGCTGATGGGATTAGGCTCTGACCATTCTTATGTGGATAGGATTATAGACACTCTCAGTTTAGCTAGGGCGATAGCAAAAGAGGATAAGCCTGATTTCGATAATTTTTTATGCTGGCAATACGGTTGGAATAATTTTTTTCAAAGAGGCTTAAGAACTAGTCAGGCGGTATTACTTAAAAAATACGACATCCCGCATGATAAAGATAGATTGCATAATAGCCTCTACGATATTGAGATGAACTTTAAGATTTTTAGAAAACAGTTATTTGAAATAGAACTATGAGATATAAAAACCCATTTCCAGCTGGAGTAAAGCTGCCAGAGATTGTAATCCCAAAAGACATTTTGGATGAGTTGGGGTTAGAGGAAGGAAGCTCAAATAGAGATATTTTGTATGAGCTTTCTAGGAAAGGCTTAAGGGAGAGAGGAATCACTGAGCTTCCAAACAAAAAAGATTACTATGATCGAACGATCATGGAATTAGAAATTTTCGAGGAGTTAGGTTTTATCGACTATATTCTCCTCAACTGGGACGTTCTTTACTTTTGCAAAAAGCAGGGTATCCCAACAGGAGCTGGACGAGGATCCGCAGCAGGCTCTTTAGTCTTGTACCTTTTAGGCGTAACCAATATTGACCCGATTAAATATGACTTATTTTTTGAGAGATTCGTGTCTAGAAGTAGAGCGAAACAAATTGAGCATGATGGTGAAGTTTTTCTTGACGGCTCTCTTCTTGCTGATGTCGATAACGATATTTCTTATAATCGTAGGAGTGAAGTCATCGAATATATTGAGAAAAAATATAAAGGCAAAACTTCTAAAATTTTAACTCTAAACACTCTTAGCGGTAAACTCTGTATGAAGGAGTGTGGCAAGATTGTGTCCGAGCTTAATGAGACAGAAGTAAACCAAATTAGCGACAGTATCCCAAAACACTTTGGTAAAGTGGTTAAGTTAAAAGTGGCCTACGAGGAGAGCGAGTCTTTCAAGAAGCTCGTAGATCGACACCCTAAAGCTTTCCATATAGCTAAAAAATTAGAAGGTCTAGTTAAGAATACGGGAGTTCACCCTTCTGGCCTTTCCATTTGTTACTATGAGCAATCAGACATCATGCCTCTACAAAAGACTAATGACGGATCTTTAGTATCTGGTTATGATATGGACGATGTCGCGAGCTTGAGTGTTAAGTTTGATATTTTGGGCCTTAGAACTCTATCAGTCGTTAATGATGTTTGCGAAAGGATTGGTTTAAATGTTAATGACATTGATCCTCATGACCCTTTGATTTATACAGCTCTTTCCGACTTGCAAAACCCTCAAGGACTTTTTCAGATTGAAGCGGATACGAACTTCAAAGTCTGCCAGACTGTTGCTCCCAGAAATCTTGAACAGCTCTCTGCTGTAGTAGCTATTGCTAGACCCGGGGCGTTAGATTTCAAAGATAGGTATGCTAATTACGTGAAGACTGGAGAATCTCAATCAGTGCATGAATTCTTCGATTCTATTTTGGGCTACACAGGAGGTATTCCTCTTTATCAGGAGCAGTTAATGAAAATGGCCGTCAAGGTTGGCTTTAGTTTAGATGAGTCAGAGCAACTTCGACGCATTGTCGGTAAGAAAAAAGTCGATGAAATGCAAGCTTGGAAAGCTAAGATTAGCGAAAAAGTAAGTCAGCTTGAAAATGCAGACCCTATTATAGCTGATGTTTTATGGAAGGTGGCGGAAGATTCAGCAAATTATTCCTTCAACAAATCTCACTCAATTAGCTATGCGTATCTCGCCGCTATTACAGTTTATTTAAAATTTAAATACCCACAGGAGTTCTTTTTAAGCTTGTTAAAGTTTGCGAAATTCGAGCCTGACAGCCATGATGAGATAGCTAAGATCTCTCAAGAGCTGGTCAACTTTGATATTAAACTTTTACCTCCAGACCTCAACAACTCAGATATTGATTTCAAGATCGAGGGCAAAGACATTAGATATGGCCTAAATTCAATCAAGGGCGTTTCTGAGAAGGTTTTGATTCATCTGTTGGATTTCAGAGAGGGATCCTTCTCAAACAAGTATCAGGTGTTTTCAGTGGCCAAACAAGTTGGTTTAAATATAGGAGTATTATCCAGTTTAATTCAAGCAGGCTTACTTGACTCTTTTGTTGATAGCAATCGCTCTAATCTTGTTTTGGAAGCTCAAGTTTTCAATGCACTAACCGACAGAGAAAAAAGAAACTTTATAGTGTTGGGGGAAAACTACAATTACGATATTATTAAATCCATTAATGATGTCATAGCTAATGGCATGATTGGAGATGATAATAAAAAGATTTTTAGAGACACGAGAATCGAGACTCTAAAGAAAAAATGGGAGCCTTACAAAGAGATTTGTAGACTAAATATACATTCCATAAAATACGCGAACTGGCACTTTGAAACCAAGCTTCTAGGGTATAGCTATTCATACAATATTAGGGACATATTTAAGCATCCTGAAGATTACAAATGCTCAGATTCCGTGAAAATGGCTGAGCCTAGATCTGAAGTTCGCTACGTCGGTGTTCTGGTTGATATAGTCAAAAGAACTAGTAAAAATGGGAATGAATACGCTAGAATGGAAATGCATGATGAAAAAGGGTCAATGAATGTGCTATTTATGGACGGTGAGCGAGAATCTCGCTTGACAGACTACCTTAATGCTGGTAAAAAACTGCCTAAGAAAGATGATGTCGTCATTATTACAGGTAGTAAGGGTGACGATATAATTTTTGCAAATACCGTGAATACTTTAAAAGATAAAATCTATATGAAGCTCTCTCAGGTAAAGTAAGTGTAATTACATATGATGTCCATAACCGACTATAATCTCACCCCCAAAACTAAGAAGGCAATAAAAGACTCTAAATTGTTTGCCTCCTCAAACTCTCACGGTGTAATTAGAACTGCTCATTTATTTTATGGGTGCTTATCCAATCTGTCAGACAGAATTGAGCCGCTATTTAAGAGTGCAGGGGTTTCTTATTCACCCGAGGAATACATTAAAGACTTTAAAGCTTTATGTGAAAACAATGAGGATTACTTTTTAAGATCTAAAAACCAGAACTCTTGGCACAGTGAATTGAATGACATTATATCTGAGGCCAAATCATTTGCTGATGAAAATGAAGATTTCTTTATTAGTGTCGAGCACATTCTTTATTGTATTTTAACATCCGATTTTTCAGCGATTATGGATTCGGCTTATTGCGATTTTTTGCATATGTCTGAAGTCCTTTTGGGGCTGATTATAGACACTAACCCTGTAGGCCCTGTATCATCTACATTCAATGAGGAATCAAGTTCTTTTGGGAGGTATCAAATTGAGAAGGATTCAGTGTTTCTTTCTGAATACTGCTTAAATTTAAATATAGAAGCTGAACAGGGCCAACAATCGCCAATAACATCAAGGGATAAGGAGATAGACGAGCTAATTGAGATACTTTGCAAAAGAAATAAAAGTAATGCAGTTTTACTTGGCGAGTCAGGTGTAGGCAAGACAGCCCTCGTCGAGGGTTTAGCTCAGAGAATCATTAGGGGCGAAGTTCCTTCGCACATTGAGATGTGCAGCGTATACTCTGTTGACATAGCGTCTATGGTTGCGGGGACTCAATACAGAGGACAGTTTGAGGAAAGATTCAAAGGCTTACTGAGGGAAGTGGAGGACCGCCCTGATGTAATTTTATTTATTGATGAGATACACACTATTATGGGAGCTGGAAACTCTAACGATAACGGTATAGATGCCTCAAGTATGCTCAAGCCTGCCTTGGCTAGAGGAGCTATTAAATGTATCGGGGCTACCACATTCAAAGAGTACGAAAAATCTTTCGGCAAAGATCCAGCTTTAAAGAGGAGATTTGATAAAGTTGAAGTCAAAGAGCCTACAAAAGAGCAGACTTTAGAGATGATAAACAATAGCATAGGTTTTTATAAAGATTTTCATGGAGTCAATTACTCCAAAAAGAATATCCAAGATATTCTAGATCTAAGTGAAATTTACTTATCTAATAAAAGATTCCCAGAGAAAGCTTTCGATATTATTGATCAAGTCGGAGCTAAAGCTAAGATTCAACAAGACTACCCTTCTGAAGAGCTATCTTCAATCTGGGGAGAGATGTCCAAAAATAGCGAAGATTTGAATGACGAAGATACTCAGGATTTAATTAAAAAGTATGTTAAAGATTTAGTTTCTTACATCGATAGCGAAGATAAAAAGAGAAAGGTTTCAAGAGAACAAATACTTAAAGTTTTTGAGGAGAAGACTGGCATACCGAAAAATATAATTGGCGAAAGCTGCAGATCCTTTTCCAACTTTAATAAGAAAATGAAGAAGGAGATCTTCGGTCAGGACGAAGCTCTTGAAAGGATTTATAATATTCTATGCTCTGTTAAAGCAGGCTTGAATGATCCAGACAGGCCCCTAGCTAATTTCTTGTTTGTCGGCCCAACTAGCGTAGGTAAAACTTTCACAGCTAAGAACATCGCTAAACACTTTTTTGGTAATAAAAACTCATTCCTCCAGATTAACATGAGTGAGTATCAAGATAAGACTGGAATTTCTAAACTATTAGGATCTAATGCTGGTTATGTTGGCTATGAAGATGGCGGGATATTAACGGAGTTTGTGTCCAATAACCCCAACTCTGTTATCTTATTTGATGAGATTGAAAAGTGTGATCCTAAAATTCTAGACCTTCTTCTTCACCTTTTAGACGAAGGCTATATTTCAGACGGCTTCAATAGGCGTATAGATTTCTCCAAGTGCATTATTGTCATGACTACTAATATTGGACATAGAGAAGCGACAAAAAACTCTATGGGCTTCATTAGCGATGACAACAAGCAAGAGTCTTATAAAGATAGTTTAGCTAAGTATCTGCGCCCAGAGTTAGTTGCTAGGATTCAAAATACTTTAATTTTTAATACTTTAAATGATGAGATTATGGCAAGTGTTATCGATGTGGAAATTAACAAGATTAAGAAGCGGCTATTAGACAGAGGCGTTGACTTAAAAATACCAAATTCGATTAAAGCCTTCCTTATCGAAGAGATTAAATCTAAGAAGCTAAATGCTAGGAATATTAAAGAATTAGTAGTGAGGCTCATTCAGTTCCCTATAGCTTCGTTCATGATGAATAGCAAAGAAAGTGAAAAAATATCACTAAAAATTGTTGACAAGAGCATCAAAGTACACTAATATCTAAATATGAGTAAATCAATTCTAGAAGCAATTCGTAATTCCAAAGGTCGTTTCTTCGGCCTTTATACTAAGCAGGGCGAGTCTCTTAACGCTCAGCTCAAATCTGAAACAAATCAAACAATTGTGGTCTATGACCGCAATTTCAATCGCACTCGCCGTTTTGCCAAAGCCAGCATCTCTGGCGTTCGTTCTGGGTCGAAGACTTTTGGTCAAGTTTGTTAATTTCATTGGTGTAATAGTATTCATAACGCGAAGCCCACCTCTTTAAAAGGGGTGGGTTTTTGTTATAATACATTGTGAAAAGTAGTTCCATATTCAAAGATAGGTTGTATAGCTTGCCATTTAGTGGTAGGATAACAGCTGCCGAATCTAAAATTATAAAAAAAATTTTATCGTCTTCTAAGGTGGAGATAAAAACAGATAAAATTTCTTTAGTGTCTGTTGAGGAGGATTACGATTTTTACCAGATACACAGCGGCCATAAATTATTTGATTTAAAATTCTCTTTAGATTGCGAAAGCGAAAAGTTCAATAGGGAGATTAAAAATACCAAACTTTGTAAATCCCCTTTTGTCTCAAAATATCTGGATAGCGGAATTATTAAAGTTGGAGATAAAATATCTTATTTAATTTGTGAGTCCAACTCCTCAGAATCCCTTTTCGATTATGGGAGATCTCACTTGACTTCCAATATGGATTCATTTGTTAATTCTTATTGCGGATTTTCTTCAGGTTCCAATTACAAATTACTGTATAAAACTTTATTGTCGAGACTGACTGAGGATGCTGACATGGAATCTGTTTTTGATCTGGATCAAAAGTCTTATATAGAAAACCATTCTGGCTATGATAAATGTAAAAATATAATTGATGCATTAAGATCAGATATATCCACAAGACTTAGTGTTTTACCAAAAGTTTACACTGGAAATATTGTCGGAGACTTTAACAAAAACTCAGTATTTGTTTGGGGCGAGGACTTCTTATTCAAAGATTTGAGATATGGATGCAGAGGGCATGTGT